CTTTCTTTTCATCTAAAGAATCAGCATTACTAATTAAAGTTTGATACTCCTTAGTGTCTTTTGGTGCCACTCCGTTCCATTTGAAAGCCTTTCCGCCCCCTCCTTTTCCGTCTCCATCACCATCATCTGCACCACCGCTCTTACGAGGTTTTGCTTTTGATAAATCATAAAGATTTTCAGTTACACTTCTAACTTTATCCTCAAATTTCACAGGCTGTTTATGGTCGTCAGTTAATTGCTTACCTTCACTATCCAAAAGGACAATATGTTCGCCTTCAACTTTATAATCAAAACTTCCTAAAGTGTCAAGTATCACTTTTCTCTGATTACTTGCCTTCACTTTATCCTCTGAAAAAACAGGGTTAAGAGCATCAATAATTCCATTAGCTTTCTGATTAATTACTGTCAAAGTGCTTTTTCTTTGGAACGTAGAAATTTGCTCATTCAAAGGCTTTAATGCCTCGTCAATTGCTGACTGTCTTTTTGTCTCCATTTCGGTAACCATATCTAAATATGGTTTTGAAATTTTGATTTGTTCAGGAGTCATTTCACCGTCCTTACTCGGCTTAGCTTTAACGCTTATAATCTCTGCCACAAGGTCAATACCTTTTTTGTCGGAAGAAATCTCAAACTTTTCTCTCAAACTTTTTTCAAAATCAGTAAGACCTTCCTCCTTTCTTTTAGCATAACCATTATTGAATCTGTCTTTCAACTCATCATCTTTTGCTTTGCTAAGTTCTGAAACTCTTGCCTTATCTAAATCTAAAATAGCTTTCGTATCAATAGATTCAATTTTTCCATCCTCGCCAATTTTTACAAGTTCGGCAAACTTGCTGTCGTCAATGTTTAACGTTTTTGACAGTAACGCTTTTAATTCTTTCTCCATTGTTCCATTTGTTGAATAAATAGTTAATTTACTTTTTTACCTCAGCAGGTTTTTCAACCTTCTTTGAGACTGACTTTTTAGCATACTTCGCTTTTAACGGTGCTTTTAACTTGCCATAAACTTCGTCAGAAATCTCGTGTCCACTTTTAATGTTTGCGTACATAATCTAAGTTTTATAATTAATAATTCGGGTTAATTCAACTTATTTAGCAGCCAACTCCAACTCTTCCTTTCTACTTGCAACTGCACTTTTCACTCCTTTTCTTTCATCATTTCCAACGTAATCATCAATTTCTTTAATTGTGTTTAGTGTCTTTAAATGAACAATAACGTCAGGAATGGTAACGGTATCAATACCTTCTATCTTTGCAGTATTCCCTTGTGGTGCTTCTGCTCCTTTATCATTAGAATCTCCACTATCATTTCCACCTTCACCATCATCAGTTTTATTTGCCACAGGTGGTGCAACCGTTAGAGGTGCTGCCTGACTGTTTTTTTTTGGATTTAATGCCAAAAAATCTTTTTCATTTATTACTTCCCAACCACCTTTATCCTTTCCCATTCTATCGAATGCAGTTTTATTAAATGAACGTGCAACAGTTCTGTTAGAACCTTTCTTGCCTCCTAATGTTTTTTTTGCGAAAATTTTAGACATAGTTTTTAGTTTTTAGTTATCTCTTAAAGAACAAATATAATATTTTTTAACAACTATTCAAGTTTTGTTTTTTAACTTTTTCATTAACAACTAATTTGAAATCTTTATCAATAACCAAATCACTCCTCATACTTGCTGCAATTACATTTGATATGTACTGTGTAGAATGACGACAATTATAACCGCCAAGATCAACTAATGGATTGTAATTTTTTGATTTTCCTTGAAATTTTAAACTACTCCATTTCTTAGCTTCTTCAACTGTCCAAATCTTACCATTTCTTTGGCAACAAAACTTTCTCGTTCCACTAATCTTTCCTCCTGAATAAATAAAAGATTCTAATCCTATTTCCTTTGCGTAAATATATGATTCCAACCTGTCTATTTGTTGATAGGTATCATACAATAAAGTTTGATACTGACTTTCTAAAGCACCTAATTTCTCATTATTACGTACAATAAAACTTTTAACCTCAGACTTCAAATCTCTTAAAGGCAATCCTCCTGAAACTCCTTTGGTAACTAATTCAGTAAACTCATTCTTTAGTCTTGTGTCTTTTATGAAGTTATCCAAAAAACCTCCTTTAATACTATTGCCTTTTGAATCTAATCCTAACCTAAGATTAATCTGCTTTTTTGCTCCACTTGAAATTGTGTCTAATCTTTTTTTGTTCTCCTCAAAAACACTAAAATAACTTTTGTTTAAAATGCTAACATCATCAACATCCTTAATGTAATCACTAACCAATCTTCCTTGAATTACTCTGTCAAAATCCTCGAAAATCTGAGTTAACGCCTGAGTTAATTTTATGTTTTTTGAATTAGAAACAATCTGCCCTTCCGAAACTTCTAACTCATCAATAAACTTTTCTATAATTTTGTCAAGCAAAACCCTTTCGGCTGCACCAACTTTCCTTCTTAATGAATCTTCTCTCTTTTCAAGAAAGGCTAACTTCTTTTTATGTATATCGTCAAAATCAGCCATTATTTAGTTGCCTCAATAACTTCTTCTTCAATTGGGTTTCCGTCCTCATCTAATTTTTGCTCAACATCATCAATCTCCTTTGTGTTAAATTCAACTGCAGATGCTTTCTCATCATCTATACGCTTAATGTATTCTTCAACTTTTGACTTTATTATAACTGACCTCTCCTCGTATGGCATCAAATAAAAATCAATTCCATTTTTAAGTTGCTCCTGGTCTATCTCAGACATTATACTATCAAAATTTGCGTACAAAATTTTATCAAAAATTGTAGTTAAATTTAAGTTTATGCTTAACGTAATTTCCTCTACTGTTTTTCCACTAAAAGGAACGTGCTGCTGCTTAACTCTATACTCTCTCAACTTATCAGGATTATCACCATATATTTTTGCAGCAATATCATTCTCAATTTCAACTTTCAAAAATGGTGGAGCACCTGCATCTTTAGCACTTTTTAAATCTTCAAGCAAAGCCTTTTCACTCTTTAATTTAAAATCCTTTGGAAAGGAGTGTATAATTATTGCAGCTTCATTATCAACATAAATAGCAGTTAATTTAGCCTGTTTAATGTAAATAGCTGAAAATCTTTTTGCAAACGGAAATAAAGTATCGTAAATATTCTCCATGTCATAATCCATTTCTGTAGCTGTTTTAGTTGCTGCAACATTGGTCAAACTCTGAGAAACAAAAACATCAGTTAAACAATTTCTTTCCAACTTCTCAACATACTCATCCTGCCACCTAATCAAATCAACAGGAGGATTTTTATAAATCAATAACTTATCCAAATCTATCATGTCCTTTTCATCTTTTGGCATTGGCAAAGTAATTGCATCTGCTGAACTTTTATGCAATGCTAATCCTGAACCACCACAAACACCACAATCCTCGTTTTTATGGTTTTTTCCTGAACGACAAACATCTCCTGCCTTACCTGCACAAGCCTGAACGTACTGCATTTTCTGAGGGAACGTATGCAATGTGGTTGTTAAATCTAATTCACTTACTGCTTTAACAGATTTCAGCATACGAGGAACTGCCTTGTGCATAGGAGAAACCATTGTCCTTCCCTTTGTTGAAATGTCTCTTTTATATCCAATTCTAATAGCAGGAACTTGACCTGCTAAATGCGTTCCTAAAGAAACTGAATATACATTGCCACCTATTTTAATGCTAATAGGAACCTCAACAGTTAAGTCAATATCTTTTAAATCAATACCACCTAAATCTTTATCTATTTGAGTAAGTATAACAGTATGCTCATTTAAGTATAATCTGTATTTAAAACCATCATTAACAACCTCCTTAGTTCCTTTTCTTTCTTTAACTATTGAAGTGTATTTAATAGGCTTGCGTACCACCAAAAATTGAAGCACGTTATTTCTGTAGTGATAATTTATAGCTTCTTTACTTGTAACTATAAAAGGGAAAGGACTTGCGTTTTCAAGTCTACTATCAAACTTGTCGAACTCTGTAACAACAAAACTATTAGGGTCTGTAAAAACCATATCGACATATTCAGTCTCCATGAAATCATCTAAAGAGCCATCACCATAGTATGCCTCTATTGCATTTTCAACAGTAAGAATATTTTTCTCTACAGTTTTATCATTCTTTCCTTCAAATACGACTCCTTTTTTTACATTGTCTATTCTCGAAACCTTGTAAAACGGCTGCATTATTTTCTCCGAAATAGAAGGCGTTAAAAGGTGCGTAAGAAGAACCCTTTGCTTAAACTGAGTATCATCCTCTCTTGGGGTAAACCTACTAAGTAATGCTTCTGAGTTTTCACCTGTTATTAATTGCTCATATAAATCAGCTAATTTAACAACTCTTTTATAGTCTTGGTGAAATACTGCTTCACCTTCAATTATTGTTTTAGCTAAAATATTAAAGCCTTTCTGTAAATCTATTGCCATGGAGTTTATTTTATACAACAAATATAAATAAAAACAAACTAAAAAGGACAATCTATTTTTTTGATTCTTATTAATTCTTTTCTTAATGTGTTTACTGAGTAGAAATTTTTGCTAATCCAATATCCTTTGCTACTTCCATTTAGCACTTTCTTAATAATCCTATTTGTTTTTGTATTTATACAAATACCACCTTTTGTAAACTTATAGTTTGCGTTATTTTTTAACTCAAATTCAAGTAGGTAAGTTGTTGATATTATATATTTTATCAATTGGTAAGGTGTGTTTAGTCGGTTGTTGGCAGCAATACTAAATCCGCTCGCCAATCCAAACCTTATCAAGGTCAATCCCTTGGTTTTTTGCTATCTTTTTGCAACCTGAAACGTCTGCAAGTTCAAA